TGCGCCGAACTGGCAGGAGAACAAGCCATTTGTGTTACGGGGGAAGTCCCCCATGAAGATAGAAAAACACTTATGTCTAAAATTTCGGACGGAAAAGCAACAATGTTATTCGGAACACAAGCAATTTTCTCAGAAGGCATCTCTTTAGATGATTTAAGCTGCTTAATTCTGGGTACACCAGTAAATAATGAACCCTTACTCACTCAGTTAATTGGTAGAGTGATAAGGCAGAAGAAAGACAAGAGAGACCCAGTAATTATAGACATACATCTTAAAGGAAATACGGCAAGAAGACAAGCTTCTAATAGGATGGGGTACTATATGAAACAGGGTTACAAGATACAGGAACTTTAAAAAAATAATCCTTGACATAACTTATGATTTCTGGTATAATATATGCTATTCTTTAACTGGATAAAGATTTTTGAAACTTGCAAAGGGAATCCTTCCGAAGTAGTGCGAGTTTTAAAGATGTTAGTAGAAAAAAATTTACCTTTAAACCATTATGATAAGATATATAAGTATTCTAATATTGATTTTACAGGAGATTCTTTTTTACTACATGCGGATGTTTTATTGTATAATTCCTACAAGAATTCATATAGAGACATTTGTATTTACGTGGCGATGGCCAGCATACGTGCGTATGGTGACTATCTCACAAACGGCAAGACCTCATTGGATCTAATACACTTACCTTTAGATCCTTTTATATTTTTACAAAACCCTAGCCTACTTTATGTGGAAGGTGACCAGCTTCACTTTCCGTATGAAGAAGCCCCAACGGAGATACATTAAAATGGCAATATCATTTAATCAGCAGAAAGGTTCTGCTCAAAAAACCTCAATCAGCACTTTACAATACCGAGATGGTGACAATAGTATGCGTATAGTTGGCGATATTCTCGCTCGCTATGTGTACTGGGTAAAGGGCGAAAACGACAAAAACATTCCTCTAGAGTGTCTGTCTTTTGACCGTAATACGGAAACCTTCAACAACAAAGAAAAGGATTGGGTTCGTGAGTACTATCCCGACCTTAGATGTGGTTGGAGCTATGCAACGCAATGCATTGACAATGGAGAAGTAAAAGTTGTCAATCTTAAGAAAAAGCTCTGGGAGCAGATTATAACTGCTGCAGAGGACTTAGGCGACCCCACTGATACAGAAACTGGTTGGGAGATTAAGTTTAAGAGAGTAAAAACTGGGCCTCTTCCCTATAATGTAGAGTATCAGTTACAGCCTCTTAAATGCAAGCCTAGTGCTCTTTCAGAAGAAGATGCTGCACTTGTAGCTGAACTTAAGTCTATGGATGACGTTATGCCTCGTCCAACTCCTGATGCTCAAAAAGAGCTTCTTGATCGTATTCGACAAGAAAGTCCTTCCGAGATTGATGAGACCCTTGAAGATGAGTTCAAAGTAGCGTGATTCTGTTTACAGCAGACTGGCACCTAAAACTGGGACAGAAAAATGTCCCAGTTCAGTGGGCAAAAGAAAGATATGAGTCTTTCTTTACACAAATCACGGAACAAGAGGAAGAGTGTAGCTTACACATAATTGGAGGCGATCTTTTTGATCGTCTTCCAACTATGGAAGAACTAGAATTGTACTTTTCTTTTATAAGGCAAGTAGGTATACCTACTATAATTTATGACGGAAATCACGAAGCTACTAAAAAGAATAAAACTTTCTTTACTCAATTAAAACAAGTAAGCAAAGACATAAACCCTTTTATTCATATAACGGATACTTCGTATGTAGATAAGGATAGGGGTTTTAGTATATTACCATACGCAGACTTACATAAAAAAGGTAGTATAGAAGCTCTTAATACTAACTGGCCTGTATTTACTCATGTAAGAGGTGAGATTCCTCCTCATGTAAAGCCAGAAGTAGAATTAGATAGATTTGAAGACTTTCCTATAGTTTTTGCAGGAGACCTTCATGCACATAGTAATACACAAAGAAACATTGTGTATCCTGGAAGTCCTATGACTACTTCTTTTCATAGAAATGCGGTAGAAACCGGATACCTAATAATAGATGATAGAGATTGGACATGGGAATGGTTTAAGTTTGATCTACCTCAGTTATTAAGAAAAACTGTTAGTAGTCCAGAAGATATGTTACCTAGTGTATGGGATCATACAATTTATGAGCTAGAAGGTGATATACAAGACCTTTCTAAAGTAAAAAATTCAGAATTATTAGATAAGAAAGTTGTTAAACGAAGTAGTGAAGCAACTCTAGTTTTAGACAAAGAAATGACTATAAGTGAGGAACTCACTGAATATTTACAGTATATTCTTGAGTTACCAATGGAAAAAATATCTAGTATTTTAGGAACGTACAATGATTACGCTAAAACGACTGCGGTGGAATAACTGTTTTAGTTATGGTTCTGATAATGAGTTAGTGTTAGATGATACTACAGTAACTCAAATTATTGGAACAAACGGAACAGGAAAATCCTCCATTCCTCTCATTATAGAGGAAGCTCTTTATAATAAGAACTCGAAAGGAATTAAAAAAGCTGATATACCAAATAGGTATGTTGGCAAAGGTTATAACATAACACTTAATTTTACAAAAGATAGTGATGACTATGTAGTAAGTATTGATAGAAAGACAAGTATAAAAGTAAAGCTAGAGAAAAACGGAGAAGATATATCTAGTCATACTGCTACAAATACATATAAAACTATTCAAGATACTATTGGAGTAGATTTTAAAACTTTTTCTCAGTTAGTTTATCAAAGTACGAATGCAAGTTTGCAGTTTCTTACTGCCACGGATACAAATAGAAAAAAGTTTTTAATTGACTTATTACATCTTGAACACTATGTAGAGTTATTTGATATTTTTAAAGAAGCATCGAGAGTCTCTTCTTTAGAAATTAACAGTATACAAGCAAAGCTTGATACAATAGAAAAATGGTTGACAGATAACAAATTGAGGGATACTAACATACTTCCTATGTTAGATTTACCAATTTCTTCGGATGAAGATGAGAAGCAGTTCCGTCATCTTACAAAAGAAATTGAAAATATTTCGGAGAAAAATAAAAAAATCTCAAAAAATAATCAATTAAAGGTCTTACTAGATCAAATTGATTTACAAGAGGCACAAAATTGTTCTATATCTGAAAAACAGTCATATGACTCTTTGCAGGCAAACATAGGTACACACACTCAAGTCTCAGCGGGGTCTCAACGCCTTATAGAGAAGTTGAATAAATTAGGAGATGTTTGCCCTACTTGTGAGCAGGAGGTAGATTCGACGTTTAAATATGCCCTTCTTGCTGTAGAGACAAGAAAAGTTACAAACGCGGAGAAAGAAATTGAACGCATTTCAAAAGAAATTGGACGAATTAAGAATGACAATAAAAAGTTTGAGCAAGCCCAAAAGCTTGAAGCAGATTGGAGAGACTTGTATCGCAGTATTGACCAGTCTCTTCCAGCGAATCCTTTGGACAAGCAGGAGCTTGAGGAAAGGTTGGCAAGCATTCGAACTGAGTTACTTCAACGAAAAGAGCAGCTGGAAAGCACAGCAGCAGAAAATCAGAAGAGAACGAAGCATAACACGAGAATAGTAGTAATTCAAGAGCAGACAGATGCCTTTCTGAAAGAATTAGTAGAGTTTCAAAATACTCTTGCAAAACAAGAAAGCCTGATGTCCAATCTTGATATACTGAAGAAGTCTTTCAGTACAAACGGATTACTTGCCTACAAGATTGAAAACCTTGTAAAAGAGTTAGAAGAATTGGCGAACACCTATCTAGCGGAGCTTTCCGATGGAAGGTTTACTCTTGAATTTGTAGTATCTAATGATAAGTTAAATGTGCAAGTAGAAGATGATGGCAAAATTGTAGATATTCTCGCACTTTCTTCAGGAGAGTTAGCAAGAGTAAATACCGCTACTTTGATAGCTATTCGTAAGCTAATGAGTAGTATTTCCAAGTCTCGACTTAACATACTTTTCTTAGATGAAGTTATTGCAGTATTGGACGATGCAGGACGTGAGAAACTTGTAGAAGTTCTACTGAACGAAGATTTAAACACTTATATAGTTTCTCACGGATGGACTCATCCCCTACTTGATAAGAAAGAAGTAGTAAAGGAAGAGAATATAAGCAGATTGGAATGAGACGTATAGGTGGTTGATAGTAGAGCAAAAGGAGCAAGAGGAGAGTATCTAGTACGAGATTTACTTCGAGAGAGTACAAACCTTCAATTTGAGCGTGTACCCATGTCAGGAGCTTTAGAGTACCTGAAGGGAGACTTATACGTTCCAAATGAGAAAAATTATTTCTGTATTGAAGTGAAGAACTACGAGAAGTCTCCTCTGTCTGATAAGTTATTTTCCGCCCCGAAAACTAATAATTTAATACGTTGGTGGACGAAACTCAAAGGACAAGCA